CTGCAACAGGTGGTATAACAGCAGATACATTTAATTCTAAACAAGGTTATCAGCTTACAAAAGTGGATAATAATAGTTATACAATAAATGTAGGCACAGATGCGACAAGCAGTGTGGCAAGTGGTGGTGGAACAACTATAGATATAAGTTATTTAATAGGAAGTGCACAAGGTGTAGGTAATCAAAGTGCCGACCCTGCTTTAGGTTGGGGTGTAGGTGGATGGGGTGATAGCACTTGGGGAACAGCAAGAGATGGAGATGAAAGTGATATATCACTAGAATTAACAAACTGGTCTTTGGTTCTTTGGGGTGAAGATTTAATATTTAATAATAGGTCAGGTAGAATTTATTATTGGGATTTATCAGATGGCGAAACCACAAGAGCAGGTTTGGTTTCAGCAGAATCAGGTGCATCGGATGTTCCATCTAATGTAAGGTGTTTAAGTGTTTCTTTTCCTGATAGACATTTAGTAGCAGGAGGTTGTGTCCCTCTTGGTGAAAGTGTTATAGACCCTATGTTAGTCAGGTTTTCAACACAAGAAGATTTTGTTGTATTTAAACCTACAACAGAAAATACAGCAGGGGATCAAAGATTAGAAATAGGAACTAGAATTATTGCTATTACACCAACAAGAGATGAAACCTTTATACAGACAGATGAAGCTGCCTATGGAATGACGTTTATAGGTCCACCATTTACTTTCGGTTTCAGACTTTTAGGAGTAAACTGTGGTGGTGCAGCATTACATGCAACACAAAATGTTGATGGTATTATTTATTGGATGGGGAAAAGTAATTTTTTTGTTTATGACGGAACTGTTAAAGAACTTCCATGTTCAGTACAATATTTTGTTTTTGACAGATTACAACAAACTCATATAGATAAAACTTATGTAGGACACAATAAAAAATTTAATGAGGTCACATGGTTTTATGTAAGTACAGATAATTCAGCAGGGACAGTTAACCCAGAGCCTGATAGTTATGTAACATATAATTATCAAGATGGTGCATGGTCTATTGGAACCTTGCAAAGAAATGTTTGGCAAGATGCAAAAGGTTTTCAAAATGTACCTTTTGCGTTTGATAAAGATGGTGTCTTATATAATCACGAAACAGGCACAACTGATAATGGTTCTGCGATGTCGTGTCATAT